TAAACTCCGTGTCAAAGAAATTCCAGAAGTGTTCTGTTTCATGCATCTGTTGATTCAACATGGTTTGTTGTTTGATTTTCATTTCAGGATAAGCTTTAGCCATACGTTCAAAGACCTGGCGTTTCAGAAGCATAAACCCGGTGGGTCCCCTGCTAATTTCTGCTATTCCATTTTCAATGACAATGTCTTCAGGATCAATAAAAGCCATTGGAAAATAGTAGCCACACTTACTAATATGACGTCCTGATCTTTTGCTCATATCCTTAGCTTTGTCCCAGTCCACCACCTTCATTGGGTAGGGAGTGAGGACAATATCCTTGTCTGCTTTAAGCATGGTTAAGAAGGACGTTTCATCAAATTCAATATCAGTATCGACGAAGAGCATATGGGTACATCCTGATTTAAGGAAAGCAGCCACACACAGGTTACGCCCCTGGGTGACGATAGAAGATTGAAGTAAATGAAAGGTGATAGGAATTTTCTTCCGTTGACAGAGGGCCTGAAGTTCCAGAGTCGCTCTCATGTAATGAATATCGACCCCTCCGTGGCACGGAGAAGTGAAAAATAATTTTACCGGATAATTCTCTACTTTCTTATCCCATTCAATAACGTCATTACCTTTATTAGTGTTTTGTCCAAAAATATCTTTTTCATTAATGATGCTTTTTTCATCAATTTTATAATTCATGCTACTCCTTTTTTTTTTAAAATTTGTTTAAAGAAACTTTCCCATTCCCCAGCCCTCATGTTCCAGTCATAGAAATGACGGTAGTATTTTTGTTGCCCTTTTAAACGTTCCTTTAGCTCAGGCTCGTGAAGATGTTTAGCTAGATATTCAATCATGACTTTAAATTTGTGGGCGAGTGTATGGATGTTGGCTTCATAATTAAGATAATAGCCATAATCAGTACACGTCTCAAACAAAGCTCCGAAATTGGTAACGAGCGCAACATTGCCTGCTGCCATAGCTTCGACCGCAGAGATGCAGGATGTTTCTTCCCAAATACTGGGGTAAACAAACATATTACTTTCTTGCATCGCATCAATAACTTCTAGATTAGGTTTGTAGCCTATATAATTAACATTAGGCATCTTTTCCATTTTTTCATACATCGGTTTAAACCGTTTGTCGTTGGCTTCTTTGAATTGATCTCCGTATAGTTGAGTGGAACTATAGACATCCAAAGTAATGTTAGAATCTTTGATCAACTCCATAGCTCCTAGTAAAACATTAAGACCACGCCAAGGAGTCGAGACATGAATCAGTTTAACCGGATCGCCCAGTTTCCAGGGCTTGCGCTCTTTCCATTTAATGGTAGGTAAAGCGTTCTTAATAACACTACACTTATGAGTGGGCATTTTATAAAGATACCTAAATTTTTCATAGTTCCAATGGCTATTAAAAACGTACCAGTCATACTTTCTTAAGTTTTCGGGTTCGCTAAACCAAGGAGCAATGTTAGGTTGATCGTAAGAGTTTTTCATCCAGAGAACATTGATTCTATCCCGGTCTATAGGGTCTTTCTCTGGAATGGATAAAGTAATTTTTATTTTTTTAAAGTAATCGGCAGACAGCCTTTTCTTCAGCTCCGCCATTTGTAATTCGGTGCCACCTAAAGGAGTCATTTTTTAAGGGGATTCTTTCCAAATACGTCCAGTCCTTTAGGGATTATAATTTTAACATCTCTACGAATATCCTCCGGACGAGTGTTTTGTTTTAATAGTTCAGCCTTAACCTCGTCTTCGTCCTTATAGATATGCTTAGTTTTAATGTTAGTAATAGTACTTTCTGATCTTACCTTGAATTTAGGGACTTGTTGACCGTTAATGGTTACGTACTCCATTAATTTCGATCCTGTTCCAGTATAGCGATGGTTCCAGTAATAAAATTTGCTCCAGTCGCTGTTAGTTTGAGAATATCACTTTCTTCAAACACCTTAAGAGCCGTTACTAAATCAGTAGTGCTCGTAGCTCCCATTGCTCGTTTGGAAAAACTATAGGTCGTCGAATCAGTATTATCGGTGATAGCTGCAGTGACCGAAACCGTACCGCTGCTTAAATTAAAGCATTGAATACTTTTAACTAAGGCCACAGCTTCTGCAGGACAGGTATAAACCGCCTTGGCATTAGTAGTATTTAAATCAAATTGAGTGTTAATAAATTTATTTGCCATTAATGTCCTTGCCCCCGGTATCGATTCTTATACATTCTTTTTTTATGTTTGTTAAGCTTTTTTCGATGTCTTCCAGAACGCTTAATAGGCGTCCGAGCAGTATGGGTGTATCCAAAAATGTTACCTTTTTTACCCACTTAGAAAAAAGGACTCAGCTTCTGTGTCGTCCATAACTTGAGAAGGATAAGTCGTGTTTAATTTTTGTATAATATTATTAATATCTCTACCAAACTGATTTAGATTATCCTGTTGATAAGTAGGAGTGGCTTGAGATACAATTTCACTAATTTTTGCCATTATCTTCTTCCTCCTGCATGAATATCGGCACGAAAGGTTCCAAATCTCCAGGTCTGTCCAGTTCCAGTATTGGCAATCTTGAAAGAAGCCGCTCGTCCTCGTGCTCTGCAACTAACATAAGTAGTGCTGGTCGTAATAGTAAAAGGTCCGGTAATAATAGGACCTGAAGCCGAAGACGCTCGTGTATCCGACGGAAAATCTCTTAACATAATAGAAACCTCGGCATCACCAACTTGATTTTTAAAATCGGGAATAAAACGACTGATACGGCACATAAATTCACCAGCACCTGTGACGTTGCCCGTTTGATCAATATCAAAATCTCCTGATTCAATATTAGCCGCAACAGCACTTGTTGCTCCTCCACTTTTAACTTGATCGGTTCCCGTTTCTTGAGCATAATAAGTAGTGGCTCCAGCCTCAACTCCAGAAAGATCTCCTTGGGTAGGAGTTTCGCTAGTATCATAAGCAGTAGCATACGGAGCACCAAATACTCCTTGATCCACCCATGTTGTTCTTTTTAATAAAGAAGCATCGTTTGTTATCCACACACCTCCAGGAATATTTTGTGAATCCCTGGTATTATAAGTTACTGAACGATCACAAGTAGTGGCAGATCCCGAAGGATAGAACCATGTGATTTCATTAAATCTATCATTAACTCCCGCATAGACAATAAGTTCAGCATCGTTGTTAAGACTATCAAAAACATAGTCCTCAACTAAACAAGGTAATTTTTTAACGGCCGAACCATCAAAATAAAATAAACTATCTTCAGACATCCAGTAAATAATACCATCAACTTCAATGGCCGCGTGTTGACTAATAAGTCCACAGTTAGTTCCAACCTGCTCAAAACCAAAAGTAAAAGGAGCTCCAATAAATCTCATTGAAAACATAGCCGTATCGGTCCAGACATAATTACCATTACGGCCGCGTAGTGTTCCAATAATTTTTGAACCATCCGCAAGTCGCTGCGTACCCGCTGTATTGACAGCAGTAGGAGTATAAGTATTGATATTTTCTTGGTCAGAAAATCTTATAAACATATCGTCCTGAGTACTGGGAGTTCCAATCGTAGTTTCGGTTCCAAAAAAACATAAATGTCGATCCGATGTGGATACCAGCATGTCTCGCGAAGCGGTCGGAGCACCTGAGATGAGAGTGGCTCTTGTAGTTAAGGCATCGCCAGCAGAAGGATCCCATTCAACGGCTACACTGTCAAAAATTAAAGCCAATAGTTTTTGTCCAAAATTAGTCAATCTCCATTGACCAGGATCAATAATAACTCCAAAAGCGGATGCGTTGCCCCATCCGATGTAATCGCTAGCGTCGGTAACAGTTGCCCCATCGGTGTGTTCAGCGTCCGTTGTTGCTCCTGCTCCTCGGCCTAAACCAGAAATTACACCAGTTCCTGTATCATTCCCTGTGTAGGTCATAAGTTCTGAATCTATAAGTAATGTTCCTGTGGCCGGAAAAGCAGCGCTGGATGTAAGGGTGACTGAAGTAGCAGCAACTAATAAATTTCCGCCATTATTCATGGTCGTAGT